TTGCAAATGGTATTATTCGTATCATCAAAGATGGCCGAAAAGTAACATCATATCAATTGGTCAATGTTGATGAAGTTAAAGAATATATGCGTAGAGTTGGTATAATGAATACTAATTATACACCAGGTAATATCACTAAAACCCCTTCAATTTCTAAACTAGCACAATTAGATGCTGAACCAGTTGTTGAAGAAAAATTACAGGTTGCCTAATGAAAAAGTTATTATTACCTTTATTAATTACATCAATGTTTGCTAACGCAGAAGTGGTTACGGCTGTTGGTGAATACAAATATGGTCCTGACACATCAGATGAAGTGGCTTGTGATATGGCAAGAATTATTGCAAAACAAAATGCAATATTAGATGTTGCTGGTGAAAACATCGGTGCAACTATTATTGAAAATTGCAGTAATGAAAAATGTGATATTCAACGAGACATGATTACTGACCAACAAGGCTATATTAAGAGTGTGGTTGAAGAAACATCACAAATAGGTAAATCGGTTGGTTATAAAAAATGCACATCAGTTATTCGTGCAGATGTTGAAAAGATTGATAATCCAATTCAATTCAGATTACAACAAACCGAGTTTAATTTTTATGAAGGTGATGAAGTTATCATTAGTGGCACATCAAACAAACAAGGATTAGTTTTGGCGTTTGTTTATGATAATGGTATATACCATTTCTTAGATGGCCAAATGATTACCACATCTCCAGGAAAATTTCTGTTACCATCTTCACAAGAAGATAGTTTGAAAGCTTATTTACCGCAGAATAAATTGCAAAGTAAAGAGTTATTAACAGTATTGTTTATTGAGAATGATGATAGACAATATGATATCAAACCAATGTATAGTAAAATTGAGATGGAAAATCTCTTTGCAACTATACCGGTACAGAAGCGTAGAGTAATTAATGAATTTGTTTATATTATGAAAAAAGGAAATATACTATGAAAAACAAAAGTCTGATTGCTATGCTAGTTGCTTCTTTGTTTGCAACTGGTTGTGGCTCGGTCAAATATACGACCGGTTTTGAGTTAGATACTAAATCTGACCCCGAAGTAGCCGAATCTGGTGTTGAAGTATCTTATCCAGAGTGGTATAATGCTGAATTAGAATCGGAAGATGGTAATCTATATGCAGTTGCTACTGAATATTCAAAAGATATGCAGTTTGCTCTTGATAAAGCTACATTATCTGCTAAACGAGACCTAGCTTCTAATTTTTCATCTCATGTCAGTTCAATGATGAAAGATTATGCTACAGAGATTGGTGATTTAGATGCAGCTGTCATCCGTGAAATTGACAGAACAACAAAATTGGTTGTTGCACAAGTCAATATGATTGGCGTTCAACGAACACATATGTCTATGATTTATGCAAAAGATGGTTATCGTGCATATGTAAAACTTAGATATGTTCCTGACCAAGCTAATCGTGTTTTATTACAAGAAGTTTGGCAAAACGAAAAACTTAAAGCTAAGTTCCAAGGTTCTAAACGATTTAAAGAACTGGAAGATTCGGTGCAAAACATTAAACAAAATGAAATAAATGAAATTCAAGCAATCACAGGAAGTCCTGATGTTGAAGTTATTCCTTATACATCAGAACCACCTGTTCAAGTTCAATAATGAATATCTTTTATTTACATAACGATACAAAAAAATGTGCAGAAATGCACCTTGATAAACATTCTACAAAAATGTGTATTGAGTATGCTCAATTATTATCTACCGCTCATCGTGTATTGGATGGCACAGAGTATTACGGCAAAACAGCAAACAATCGTAATATTAAACGATGGCGGTTAGATGATGAGCGAGAACAACAGTTGATGAAAGCCTCTCATGTCAATCATCCAAGTGGTGTTTGGACGAGAGCAAATCAAAAGAACTACAAGTGGCTGTTTTCACTGTGGAAGAACCTACTGCAAGAATATACTTTTCGGTATGGAAAACAGCACGCTTGTAGCCGTTTATTGGAGTTATTAGAATCACCACCAAATAATATACCTGATGGTGATTTCTATCCTCCTACACCGGCTATGCCTGATGAGTGTAAAGTTCCTGGTAATGTCTTGGAATCGTACCATAAATATTACAACGAAAGAAAAAGACATATTGCAAAATGGACCAAAAGGAGCGTACCATCTTGGTATGAAATAGATTATGCCGGTTTATCAGTTTAGAAATACAAAAACGGGTGAAGTGTTTGAAGACTTTATCTCGATTGCAGCCAAAGAAGAACTACTTCAAAAGAATCCACATATAAAGCAAGTTCCAACTGGATTTGCTATCGTAGGAGGTGTTGGAGACAACATGGATGCAAGAACGGATGATACCTTTAAAGAAGTTATGGCTAAAATTGCAGAGAAGAATCCAGGTAGTCCTCTTGCAGATAGATATGCAAAAAATAAAACATTGAAGCGTTCAAAGACAGAACAAATTGTGAATAAACATTGGAAGAATAAATAGTGGCATTTTCATTTATAACATTACCTGAATTAGATTTTGATTTAAAAGCAGAAACAACACCAGAAGGTCGGAGATATATTACACCAGAAGGTGAATCATATGCTTCAGTAACAACCGTTCTTACAGAATATAATAAGAAAGCCATTATGGAATGGAGAGAACGAGTAGGTGAAGAAGAAGCAAACAAAGTATCCGCTCAAGCATCCAGCCGAGGCACACGAGTTCATTCATTATGTGAAACTTATCTAAAGAATGAATTGTCACCTATGAAATTATCAACAATGATGCCCGATGCAAAAGAATTATTTTATAAGATAAAACCTTTTTTAGACACACACATTGGCAGAGTTTATGCTTTAGAACAAGCACTTTATTCTGATGAATTAAGAATAGCTGGTCGTGTAGATTGTATTGCTGAATGGGACGATAAATTATCAGTGATTGATTTTAAGACAGCATCAAAAGAAAAGAATGAAGATTGGATTGAAAACTATTTTATGCAGTGTTCAGCATATGCAGAAATGTTTGAAGAGCGAACAGGCAAACCAATTGACCAAATTGTGGTTGCTATCGCTGTTGCAAATGGTAATCCTCAAATCTTTGTGAAAGAAAAACAAGATTATTTGAGAGGATTAAATTACTTTATTGATGAATATTATGCTACATTATGAGGAAGTAAACTATGCCAATTTTAAGAGAAGAAACAAAGGTTCAGGAATACATTGAACAACTACCAAAAGAACTAACACAAGCTGATATCAATGATGTTTGGTTGGTTATTGCTTTGGCTGTTGCTGTATATGTAGGTAGTAATTTTATTTCAGTTATACTTAAGTTTTTGGCTGCTATGATTGTTATATTAGGACTTGTTACAATTCTTGACCAGAATGGATTATGGCAGATATAAATGGCTTCAAAAAACGACATTACAGGCGATTCTATACAAACCAAAACATCAACTAAATCTTATGAAGATGGATGGGACCGTATTTTTGGTAAAAAAGAAGAAGAATTTGATGTTGACCAAGCCATGAAAAATCATGTAGATGGATGGCCAAACGATAAAATATTTGGTGTTTTTTGTGAAAAGTGTGGGTTTAAGCAACAAAACCCTGATCCGGTTTTATGTGAATCTTGCGGAACATACATTCCAAAGACCTCCACATATAAATAAGTAAACATTTTCCAAAAAGGAGATGGTATGCGTTATTTTACAGCGACATTTTTGTTATTAATATTACTTGGTTTTATTTCAGTAATGATAGGTGAAAGCTTAAAACCCAACAACAACCGCCTTGAAGTGAAATATGTATCACCTAAATTATTAACATTCAACGAACTAACACCACACCAACAAAAACAGGTGATGTGTTTAGCAGAAAATATTTTTCACGAAGCCTCTTTAGAACCCCATGATGGTAAGGTTGCGGTGGCATTCGTTACATTAAATCGTATGTATTCAGAGGACTTTCCTAATAATATATGTGATGTCGTAACTCAAATCAAACACAGAGGTGTTTGTCAATTTTCTTGGTATTGCCAAGGTAAAGATTCATTTCAAAGCTTGACAAAGCACTATCAAATGAAGTATAATGAGATATTAAAAATAGCTACTAATGTTTATTTAAATTATCATAAAATGGATGACCCGTCAAACGGTGCTATGTTTTACCATGCAATTTATGTTAGACCTATCTGGCGAAAAGATATGACTAAAGTAGCAAAAATTGGAAAACACATCTTCTACGAAGGAAAGTAATGCCAACAAAATCTGAAATGGCGGAATTTGCCAAACAAATACATGAACTCGTAGCACGAACAGATTATAATTACATTGAAGCTATTGTAGCACATTGTAAAGAAACAGGATTAGAATTGGAGGTAGCGGCAACACTTTGTAACGCCAATCTCAAAGCTCGTTTAGAGAGCGATGCGATGGATAACAATATGTTGAAGGAGAAGGGGAACCGCTTACCAATATGAGTTCCGTTGTTGTCTCATAAAAATAACAACCCAAAACTATAATAGGAGAACTATTATGCCTAGTTTAGATTGGCACTTAGTGCTTAACGCTGCCGTGGCTGTTGTCGTGGTAGAGCTAGTCGGCAAAGTAACTGGCTGGTGGTAAATTTATTATAGAGTTTGGGAGACCTCTAAAAAACTCCCTTTTTATTTTATGACAGGTTACGAAACTTACATTTTATATAATGCTCTTAAATTCCACTTTACCAGAGAAAAGTTTGATTTCTTCAAATACAATGGTAAAGTAAAAACCACACCAGAACAATTTGAAAATCGTAAAGACAAATATCACTTCTATAAACTCTCCAGAAAATACACAGACAGAGATGATATGATACAATTTCTTACCTATAACTTCCTAGAAAAAGATGGATTATGGGTTGGTGATTTACTTACAGATGAAGGTCATAAAAGATATTTAAAACATAAAAAGATTCTACAATCGCTTTCATATACATTTGAGAATGATTGTAAAAAGTTATTTGGCGAAACACAAAATCCAAATGACTTAATTAAAACAAATGGTGACTATCCAAAACTTTTGACTATGGCATTACAACGTGATATTGAGATAGAAACCCTTTGTATTTTGAACGCCATTTTAAACTTTGTACCAATGTGGAATGAAAAGATTCAGGACACAATTCGTTGGCCTGAGTTTAGATTGAAAGTTCAAAAGTTTGCCACATTTCTTCCAAGAGATGTAGTAAAATACAAAATGCTACTCAAAAAGATTATTGGAGAGAAGCATAAATAACTTATATATTATGAATACTGTGGATAAGATAAACATACAATTTATACAAGGAAAATACAATGACAAGCTTTGCAAATCTCAAACGCAATCGTTCAAGTTTAGAAAAATTAACTAAAGCGATTGAATCAACCACAAATCCATCCGAAAACAGTAACAGTTCAGAAGATACCCGTTTCTGGAAACCAGAAGTTGATAAAGCAGGTAACGGTATGGCCGTTATTCGTTTTTTACCAGCTCCTGCTGTTGATGGTGATGATGCCCTTCCATGGGTTCGTTACTTTGACCACGGTTTTCAAGGACCTGGTGGTTGGTATATTGAAAACTCTCTGACTACATTGGGTCAAAAAGATCCTGTTTCAGAATACAACTCAACACTGTGGAATTCTGGTATTGAAGCAAACAAAGATATTGCTCGTAAGCAAAAAAGACGCTTACACTATATTGCAAATATCTATGTTGTTTCTGACCCAGCACATCCAGAAAATGAAGGACAAATTCGTTTATTTAAATTTGGTAAGAAAATCTTTGATAAGATTTCTGAAGCAATGAATCCTGAGTTTGCTGATGAGACACCTGTAAATCCATTTGACTTATGGGAAGGTGCTAACTTCAAACTTAAGATTAGAAATGTAGAAGGTTACCGTAACTATGATAAATCTGAGTTTGCTGACAAAGAAGCACTTCTTGGTGGTGATGACCAAAAACTTGAAAACTTATGGCAACAAGAATACTCTTTAAAAGAATTCTTAGATGCTAAAAACTTCAAGTCATATGACCAACTTAAAGCTAGACTTGATAAAGTATTAGGTTTTGATGGTGGTGATGCTACACCAAGAACAACAGCAGAGGATGTTGTGTTTGATAATACACCTGATATTTCAGAAGATGTATCAAGTGGTTTAAATCAAGTTGATGCCGCTATTGCTGAAGATGATGATTTAGATTATTTCAAAAATCTCGCTGAAGGATAAGATTTAAATCTTAGAAGAATACCCGCTT